GTTGCCGGTCTGGATAAAGTAGATTGGTCTGCACTCACAAGAAGACAAGAGGGAGAAAATGAGAACAAGCCCGATCAGTCAGGTTGAAATTGAGCAGGAACTGCTGCGCCTGATGGAGAGACTTGAGACAGAGACCGAGCAGTTTGAGATCATCGCCATGGACCTGGCAAAGAAAGAGGCCCTCTACAAGAGCAACTGGGCAAAGGAATACCTCTCCGCCAAGGGCTCAATCAAGGAGCGCGAGGCGTGGGCTGATTACAAGATGGATCAGCAGAACTTTGAGTACAAGTGCGCCGAGGCCTTGGTCAAGGCAAAGCGGGAAGCGCTCCTGTCTATACGGTCATCCATGGATGCGATCCGTACCCTTAATGCTAATGTCAGACAGCAGGTGTAAATACTATGAGCCACAATATCCATGAGTCGCTCCTCCATTTGGCGGTCGATATATCAACGCTTCTTCCTTTGGAGGGCAATCCGCGCAAGGGCAATGTTGACGCAATCATCTCCTCGTATTCGGAGTTTGGTCAGATTCGCCCAATAGTCATCCGCCCCAACAGCGATGGGACGGCAACTGTCATTGCGGGAAACCACCAACTTGAGGCGGCTAAGCGCCTTGGGTGGAGTGTCATCGCGGCAGTTCCATACGATGTGGACAACGACAGGGCAATTGCTTTTGCCATTGCGGACAACCGCACCATGGAACTCGGCTATACCGAGCCAGAACTCCTCAACCAGATGATCCTTGAAGTTAATGATGTCTATCCGGAGTTGCTTGACGGATTGGGTTGGGATGAGTTTGAAATTGCCTCACTGGAACGGGAGGCGATTCGCGATGAGTATCAAGTTGTGGGTTCGGGGTCTTCCTATATCCCACCAGTTCTTGTTTCCCAGCCGGGAACGCAGTTTGGGGAACTGCCTCCAGATCCGATTACGCAGCCCTATGTCGCCCCAACACAGCAGCCGACGATTGACCCAAACGTCATCTCCATCTCAAAGGACCGAGAGGGGAATCAGCAGATCACGCTGAACCCAGCGACGCAGACCAACCAGCATGACGCGGCTGTGCGTGGATCAACTGTTGTGGCGCCGAACTCTGCTCCTCGGGCCGTAGTCCAATACACGATCGTCTTTGACGACACGGACCAACAGTCTCAGTGGTATGACTTCATCAAATTTCTCAAATCATCGGAAGATATTGACGGTGGAACCGTCGGCGAGCGATTGATTAACTTCATCAGCATGCACATGGACAATGACTAGGCAGCGACTCTTTCTTGACATCTCATGCGTTGAGGCCGCCCGCCAGCGGATACGCCATGTGTATGACACGTTTGACACCGTCTGTGTGCAGTTCTCCGGAGGCAAGGACAGCACTGCGGTACTGCTCCTCGCCAAGGAAGTCCACGAGGAGCGCGGGCTCGGTCCGGTAAGGGTCATTTTCCGCGATGAGGAAATGGTCAGTCCGGCGACTGTTCGCTATGTTGAAAAAGTCCGGAGTTACGACTGGGTTGATATGGAGTGGTATTGCCTCCCGTATCCGTCCGAGATCTGGATCCTTGGTAGAAGGATCACGACTCTTCTATGGAGCCAGCAAAGGTTTGAGCAGGACCGGTGGGTCCGCGACATGCCACCGTGGGCAATCAACGCTACTCATTTCGGCCTGACCCACTCGGTATCACTGCCGGAGCAGACCGATTACTACACAATGCAGGGGAAGCGAGGCAATGTCGCGTTTCTTACTGGCGTACGGGCCAGCGAGTCAATGGTCAGGTACCGTTCTGTCGTCCAGAAACTCCACGAGAACTACATCACTACGCCGTACAAACTAAAAAAGGCTATCCCTCTGAAGTTTGCGAAAGTGATCTACGACTGGAATACCGACGATGTATTCAAGTTCATTATTGAGGAGCACGGCGCGGAGTACTGCGAGTACTACGACTACGCGACACTCACGGGTTCCAATACTCGTGTCGGGATTCCGCTCCACTCAATCGCCATCCGGAGAATTGGCGACGTCGTGGCTACCGAGCCGGAATTCTACGACCGCCTCTGGGAATGTTTTCCTTACATTGAGTCTCAGCGGAGACTCTGGCCGGAGTTTGATGTTGAAAAACTCATCGGCAAATACGCCTCGCGAGGCTTCCAAGGTGCTTCTGACTTCATATCCGACTATCTAGTCGGGGAGCGGCGTCAATCTGAGGCCAAGGTATTTGTTTCGCAGTTCAGGAAAAAGCACCTTAGTGATCCACGCTCATATCCAATCAACTGGTTAATTCGTACGCTGCTGCTCAATGCCTTTGACATTGCGGCACCTACTCCGATTGGCCCAAAGACGAAGGCGCATACAGTGAGGGCTGCCGAGGAAGATGGAGGACTTGATGTCTGAGGAATCACGGAAAATCCGCATTGAATACGTTGATCCACGGACGCTCAAGGTTCCCTCATGGAGGGCGACGCACATCTTGCGCCCAGATCTACTCATTATTTCCGGGATGCTCTTTGAATATGGTTTCATCCAGCCAATACACGTCAGGGCGGAAACAAAGGAGATAATTGATGGCTCTGAACGTTTCCTGCTTGCCAGTGCGCTACCTGAAATACTTGACAGAACAGATGGGATGATTCCTGTCATCTTCCATGACGTGAGTCTGATGGAGGCCATGATGATGCATGTCCGCCTCAACCGTGGAAAATCCAATCTGATTGCCATGAGGGTGTCTGAAATAATAAAGACGGTAAAGCGGTCCGGCTCGTATTCAATTGACGAGATGCGCTCGCTTTTGTCAATGGGCAATGATGAATTGATGCTGATGCTTGATGGAAGCCTTCTTAAGACTCGCAAGATCAAGGAGCACAACTACGCAAGGGCCTGGGTGCCAATTGAGGCTCCGTCTGCTAAGCGCGACTCAAATCCAATGACATTTGAAAAACCACCCAATCCTGATAGGTAATAATAAAGCGCTCTGCTAATCTTATCCAAGACAAGGAGCGCCCATGGAAGTTAGATACGGCCCTGATATCACGGATGACGCCGCCCAGATCATTAAAGACATTGTTGAATACGATGACTATCGGTCTTGGTATGTTGACAGGACCAACCGTGGTGAGGACATTTCAATGGATGACCGGCTCAAACTCTCTGAGTTGGAACGAAGGAACGAGCGCGCACGTGAACTCGCCAAAAAACTATTTGGTCTCTCGGAAAAGGATATGAACGCACGTAAATTTGGCCTTGCTAATGACTTGGCGCGATATTCGGACGGATCAATCAGCCTTTCAGATACTCGGATTGACGAGAATGGGATTCGGCGTTATGCAGTTAGAAAGTCTCGTACAAAGCCAACGCGCTACAAGAAAGGCAAGAAAAAGGGCCAGTTGCAGCGCCGCACAGTAAGGGGTGAGCACGAGCGTCGCGGGGAGGGTGCACCTGGTCGCGGATATAGGGACGATAGAGAGGGTGGCGCAAACTACCTCAGCAGAGGAAGAGTCACTCCGGCGCTTCAAGCACTACTTAATCGACAGCAGCAAATTGCTCAGGGGAAAATGGTCAAAGGCCGTGATGGAAAGGTGCGAAAGATGAATCCAGGGAAAATGCAAGCATCAATTGATGCCCTTGACATTTCCCGTGGTGAATTTGACCGTGGCACTGGCCGCACCGTCAGGGGCACGATGACCGAGCGTAACAAGGGAACGATACGTCCTCCGCAGATTGTTAAGGCTTCTGCGGAGGCAGCGCGTCAGCCAGTAAAGCAAGCCGTCCGAGCCAAGGCCGTCAAGAAGGCCACAAAGCCGAAGGCTCCAAAAACCTCGCCGCTTCCTCGCCGTAAGTAGTTGCCAATAACGCTATTGCGTTACAACGGTAAAGATACTCTCCCAGGTACCAAGATCAATTGACTTGACTGAACCATCAGGGTTCTCATCAATATCAACCTCCTCTTGGTGAGGTGCGATCTTGTCATCAAAGTCGTCTTCAAAGAATGACTCTTCGCCATCACTTTCGATTTTCTCAGAGATGAGTTCCTTTACGCTTGCTACCGGATTGATCTGAGCAAAAATCTCTCCGGTATCAGGCGATACGCCAATTGGCTTCAGACCCATTGCCGACACACAAAGCATTGATACATCCCACATCCGGCTGATGAATGCGGCGACCTGCTCGTCATCGCCAATATCTACTGCCTGCTGGAACCAGAAGTAGAGAACCTGCGTCATCTTGTCAACTGCATCAAGGAGCAGTTCCTTCTGTCGCGTTTCAGTAATACGGAGGATTTCAATCTTTTCGTCGCTCATGATTCGTACCCTACCACATTGGTTTTGACCACCCATGATGTAATATTTCTATGATTTCTAAAAAATCCTATTAGTGAGGAACTTGAGATGATCGTAAGCGTCAATGACGTCAAGACATATATGGATATCCGTCTTACGCCAAAGCAGGAGGACGCAGCCGAACTCATCATTGCCGGTCTTCAGGGGGAACTTGAGGCGTACCTAAATCGCCGTCTTGAGGTTGATGAGATCGTGGAGGAGCATCGGCTTGATTCCTCTCATACTGGAATGCCACTCAACTCATTCTTGAGCGTCAAAAACAATACCTATAGCGATGCGTTCTATGAGACCAATGCGGTTGATTACACAACATGGGCCTCGCCGCCTCCGACGATCTACCTGCGCCAGACCCCAATCGTAAGCATAGATGAAGTAAAGGTTAAGCCAGTTTTTGGCGAAGAGCGGGTTCTCGTTGAAGAGCAGGACTACGTCGTCCGCAAGTTCGGCATTGACTACTTCTATGGTTATGCAGATGACCTAGTGACAGTTACCTATACAGCAGGACTTGATGGAGCAAATATACCATTCCTTCGTCTGGCAATCATTAGAGCCGCTGCACGCGAAATGCAAAATATGCATGATGACGTAGTGGGCATTAAGGACCTTAATACCAGGAACGTTGGGCCTTTGGTTACTGGGTTTCTTGATGCGGAATTAATGATGCTGCGGCGCTATAGGAGAAGGCAGATCTAGTCATGGCTCGCGGGCACTCCTATCAGTACGCAATTGACATAAATATGACGGCCGATACGCGTGGCCTTAAGGACAGAATTGACGACATACAGGACAGAGGCAGGGACGTATCCCATGTGCTTCGCTGGGCAGGAAGGCATCTCCAGAGGTCCTACAGCCTGAACTTCACGACACTTGGTGCACAATCGGCAGCATCAATGATGAAGGGAATGTGGCCGCCGCTTGAACCGAGATATGCGGTACGGAAAGCAAAAGAATTCCCACTCGCACCGCCAATGGTTAGGACTGGACGTCTTTTTGCGTCAGTCAATAACCTAACGAATAACCCATCATCGGATGTTGACAAAATGGAGGCAACGTTTGCCGTTGACTCGCCATATGTCCACTGGCATCAATATGGAACAAAGAACATGCCCGCGCGGCCAATTGTCTTCGTACCACGAGATTTCCCACGTGAATTCGGTGACAAACTAGCGCAATACGTATCAGAAGGCAAGATTCCAAATGATTGATCTAATGAACGGCGCGCACGCAGCACGCAAGTACGTCAACGACTATTTGGCACACGATATTCCACGGCGACTTGTTACATATCGCAACGGTTGGAACCTTGACTCCACGGCGCTTCCAGATCCAGTTGAATACATTTACCACGAACCACTCGCAATTGACGAGTGGCCAACTGTGATTACTACAGTTCTCTCAACAAATCAGGTACAGAGAATTGAATGGGCCTACGGCAACCCCCTGTATAGAGTCTCCTATTCAATGCGCACCTATGTATGGGTAAAGGCAGATGACTCCCTGAGTTGCGGAATAATGCGTGACAGGTTGACGACAGTTCTTCGCGCCGCCTTCCTTGATTACCCGTGTTTAAAAGCCTTTGATTCACGTACAAGTTTTCGTGCAGTGATTGACGAGTCCTCAATTCGTGAAGAGTTCTCAGACATCACCCTCTTGAAGGGTGACCGCGTGATGTCCGGAGCCTTCATCAGTTACACGCTTGAAATGGATGAAGTCGTTGCCCGCGAAGACGTTGGTGAAGTTGACGAAATTGAGTTGATTGCCGTGCAGGTTGGGAATGGCGAAGAGTTCCCAGACCTTGGTGATCTTTAATTGGGAACAATTCATAGTTGCGCAAATAAAGAGAGTTTTACCTTACAATTGGTTTCACATACGGGATTTGGCCCTAGTACGAATAGGAAGGTCCTATGCCAGGCATAGTCATCTCAACGTCAGTTAGAACCGGCCCATCAACGGCAACGGTTCGTGAGTCGTCACAGCTCTTTATCGTCGGCCTCGCCGAGAGAGGCCCATCTGATGAGGCTGTTCTCGTGCAAAGCATTGCTGACTTTGAGGATGTCTTCGGTGGCTATATCTCAACTTCGTACCTCCACCCAACAGTGGAGACCTTCTTTGAGGAAGGCGGCACACAGGCCTACGTGGCGCGTGCAGTCGGCGCTTCCGCAACAGTCGGTGAACTAACCCTTCAGGATGGGGGCGATGACGTTCTTACCCTGACCGCCAATGGTGCTGGCGACTGGAGCGCCGATGTTGACGTAGAGGTCACACACCCAAGCGGCTCCACATTCAAGATCAACCTTTATTACAATGATGATCTTGTTTACACGACTGGCACCGTGAGCACTTCCACACAGGCAGCCGGGCGGATTAACTCAAGCGCGATTGCATCACGTTATGTGACAGCAACCGTTGACGATGCTGATCTAATCCCAGACACGCTTGTCGCTACTGCTCTTTCGGCTGGCGATGACAATGCCGAACTGGTTGTAGACGCAACATACGTCACGGCGCTTAACCTCTTCAACGACGCGCTTGGCACCGGTGCGGTTGCCTGTGCGGATTCATTCAGCACCACGATGCAGGAGGCGCTGGTTACGCATGCAAATGCGAACAGCCGAATTGCCC